CTACTTTGTTTTTGATTTTAGAACTGCTTGCTCGATTGTAGATTCAATCAATTTTTCTACATTACCAACTTCTTTTTCCAACAGTGGAATAAGTTGTGCACCTTGCTCTTTAATCGCTGATACAGCATTTGCTTTTACTTGATTAGCTAGTTCTGGTGTCCATCCGCCTTTCGTTTTCACATCTAAAACCATACGTTGCGTAAAATCAGCCACAACTGACTCTGTTATTTTATTAAGAGTATTCAGCGAATCTACTACTACAGTCGCTGTTTTCGCGTCTGTATGAGCCTGAATATAAGATTTAATTCGTGGTGTTAACACACCGATTCCAGTTGTGATTGCAGCACATAAAATACCACCCAAAGCTTGTACTACTTGAGTTTCTAAAGTTACTAATGACATATCAAATTCCTCCAATTTGTTTTTTATTTTTCCAACTTACAAAAGAAGCACTGTCAATTTAACAGCGCTGTAACTAAAAATATTAATTTCTGTTTTTTCTAGATTCTGAACGTCTAATTTTCGCTTCAATTTCAGAAGAAACACTTCTTAATAAACGCGATGGAATCCATTTTTCCCAGCCGATTCGCGCACAATTTGCTGTGAAACTATTAAAAATGTGATAGATTAGACCGCCTGTGATGGCGCAAAAAAATATGTCTGGTAGTTTAACTAACATATCAAGTACATGAGCAAATGAAGGCAAAAGAAAAAGCACTACAGCTCGTGCAATGCCCTCAATTCCATATTCAGACGCATATGTTCCATCTTTCTTTGCTGCTTTAATACCAGTAATCCAATCTAACACCACAATCCACACTAGCGCTGTAATCCAAATTAGATTAGCTTGTCCATATAAAAAACTGATAATGGTTCCTAATCCTCCAGAAATCGCTGCTGCTGTTTTAAACTGTGGATAACCAATGACATCAGTAATATTTAATGTTCTTACTAGACTATTGAGTCGTTCCAAAGGTCCTCACCCCCTTTCAAGTGAAAATAAAAAAGCCTTACTTAATTAGTAGACTTTGGTTTCAACTTTTCATTTTCTTCTCTTAAATTAAGATTTTCTGCTTCTAACTCGATTACGCGAGCCAAATAAATGTTTTTCTCTTGGATAGCAGCGTTTAGTTGTTCTTCCACAACTTTTGCGTAAAGTTCTGCGTTTGCTGTTATTTTCATCAATAATCACCTTTTCTATTTGATTTAATCTATCATCAGTTTTTTGAACATATTGCTGAAAACCTTTTATTGTAACTGATAAAGAACCGTATAAATTGACACCGTGACGATGCGCATCAGTAAACGAAAAAGGACAATCATCCACCATAAAACCATAGCATTTAGGAATATCATTTAATGTGTAAGGAGCTTGTCCTTCTTCCCTCTGCTCACGCATTTCATACAAAGTAGATATATCACCTTTAAAATAGTATTCTTTAATTTTTAAATCTAAAACACTTTGAAGAGCATCAAACTGCAAATCTTTTATATACGTCTTAAGCTTCCGTTGAGAAGTAGTTTTAAATTCAGTTGCAACAACACCATTATGACTTGAACCACTACTATTCTTGACTTGTAAATATCCATTCCAACCATCGTCACAAGCAATCATTCCTTTATATAAAGTTAAATGTGAACCACCATCCTCAGTAACCAATTCATTCTTATAATTTTTATTCATGTTATAAAAATAAATTGCATTTGACGTTATCTTTACAAGTTCTGCGCTTTGAGGGTTATCAATGGTGAATGTTGGTTTCCACCCCATAGATTCATCGTATGACTTAGCTGTAATAGATTTACGTTGACCTTTATCCAATATAGTAAATGTCTGCGATCCATATGTTGCTCCGTCATTACCTGTATTAAACGAAGCGCCCCATGCTGCAATTTCTACATAATTTGCTTGCGAACCGTCTTCTTTATAACCTCTACTATAAAAAAGTCCCTTTTCTAATCCTGTAACAACTTTCTTTGACCACTGATTCCATTGAGCTGGAGTTTGAAACCCTTGTGTAAAGATTCTGCCATTCGACATCTCTGTAAAGTTATTATTATCGTTTGGATCCCTTGCTCTAATAGTGATACCTTCGAACAACTTACCAGCAATACAATCGGCTGTAACAGCACCAATTAAATTAATACGTTTCGCTTCAATTTGAATTGCTTCAGCTGTTTGATTAATACTTGAGATAACATTACCAACCTTAACAGTGCGCAAAATACCCTGTTCAGTAACACTAATACGAGCTTCCATCGCTTTCACATACGAATCAGCTGCATACTTACCATCAGATTCAACCCGTGTGTACACTTCTGTCTTTTTGGCCGCAAGAGTGATACCGTCTTTATTAGCTGTTATGTCACGGTCAATTTGTTCTATTTTCTTGTTATAATCAACTGTTGCTACCTTTTCAGCAATTTGGCTTAATAACTCATCTTTTCCAGCTATATCAGCTGCATTCTCAGTAAATTCAGATGGCTTTGTTCCGCGTTGTAGCATCATTTTAGATGCCCAAAGTCGACCATTTCTAATTACATAGAAACGCCCATCAACAAACACTGTTCCTACTGGTGCCTTAAATGTTCCAAACACAAATTTCCAAACATTATTTTCTAAAGGGAAAAAATCCACATTAGAAGCTGCTATTCTTGTACCAGAAGCATTAAAAAACTCTACTTCTAATCTTAATCCTTTATCAATTTTACTTTTGTCGTCAGTCATAAACCAACCAGATACAACAAAATCTTCACCGGCTACAGCTGGAACCTTTTCACTAATGGCGCCACGCCAACTATCAGCAGTTAAACCGATTTGATCTGTTTTAATCGTATAAGAACCGTTATACGTAACAAATGTATCTCGTGAAACATTAGGAGCAAAAGACCAATGACTTGAATCAGTTTTTAATAATGAGTTTCTAATTAAGTTACTCATACCAATGCTACTCACATAGTTGCCTACTTCGGTGATAGTTACTTTAGCTTTAATAGCTTCCGCCTGGGTTTCAAGTGTAGACTGTGCCTGTTTGAGTTGCTCCCCCTGTGCAGTCTGTGTTTTTTCTACAGTTTCAACACTTTGTTTAATGCTATTCGTTGTTTCTTCAAAATTAACCTTTGTAACAGCACCAATTTCCTCTGGTGCATTCACGCCAATCTTAGACCATTCTGTCCCAGTCCACAGATAGAGCATATTTGGTTCTTCGCTTGTATTAAGCCATAAAGATTTTCCAGGTTCTAAGTTTTGAGTTGGTTCTGTATTACTCTTGATAATATTCGTTTGAAAATTCTTTTGGTTTTCTTTTACAAGCTCAGCAAGTTTCTTTGCTGCATCGCTCTCTTTTTTCGCTTCTTCCGCTTTTTCTTCTGTTAACTTATTGATTCGTTCTGCATAACCGTTTGATTGCTCTAGTAATTGTCTATCTAAGTCTTTCACAATTGATAAAATGTCAGAAGTCCATTTCTTTTGTTCTTCCGTTCTATCCACAAGTTCATCTCGTTTATTACTAAACTCATAATTATTTGGTGTCTGCTCATATGGATAACGTGTACGCTTTACTACACGTACATCAAAATCCATGTTGTACTTGTGATGTTGGAGAATTGCCTTATCTCCGACCTTTGGCTCATTTGAATCATCGAAGTTTGCTTCTTTATGGTCCACAGTGATAGAAACAATAGGGATGTCATTAACAGCTGCCTTACAGCGTTCTAATGCTGTTCCGTTATCTTTAATTTTGTCATCTTCAATATTGTCAGCTTGTCTATGTCTGATGAGCTCTGGCATTTTGTATTTAAGAGGTGATTCATAATAATACGTAAACTGTTGCCCTTCACCCTCTTCTTTAGATGGTGTATGTCCAAGTAATAAAACAGAGAAGTAACAATTTCTATCATCTGTTGTTTTCTTAATAGCATTTACGTTATAACCAAACTTATATAACTTGTCTGTCGTTTTACCGATGCGATCCGCAAAGATAACGGTCATATTATCGAAAATACATTCAATATCAAAGCGATCCAGTAGCTTTCGAATCATTTTCATTCGGCTTTCGCCACCAAAGTTCTCAAACTGCAATTGAATTTGTTTTGAGCAACGATTGATATATTTGAAGTTACTTCCCTCAAATGTATGTGATAATGCTTCTTCTATAGAAAAGTAACCTGAAACCTTTTTTTCTTGTGTTTGTAAAGATAATTCGGCACCAATTTGTATTGCGTCACAATCTTTAAATCCAAGTTCATCTTGTTGGCTGACTAAAATAATGTAGTACTGTCCTTCAAAGATAAGTAGGTTCCTATCTTCTACATACGGATAAACACGTTTATTCTTATCTGTATCTGGAACTTCGAAACGAATAGAGGACGGTTCGTTCTTGCCCTCTATTACCTCAAAAAGTTTCATATCAACTAAATGAAATTGTTCACCCGTTGATAACTGTTCAATCTTAGGTCTTTCCACTCGCTTCATACTACCAACCCACTTCTAAATAATCGATTTTATTATTGTGATTAGAACCGACTTGTGAGAAAGCACCACCTTTAATGATCACATTATTAATAATGCTATCTTGTAAGTTCTCTACTCGTAATGTTCTGACTTGGACATTTGAAAGAATCGATCTAAATACTTTTTTATTACCATTATCAATAGCTAATTCACCTATGTGGACATCAGCACGGGAATCCCAACCATTTTTATTGTTGTATTTGACCGTTCCACCGTTTAGGCCCCAATCAAGGGTGAAGTAATTCCAAATACCATCTTCCCAACATTCTTGTACGTCTGGATTGGTAATTTTAGCGCTAAAACCATAATCTGTTGTGATACCTTTTGCAAACGATCGAATAACAGGATTGGAAATACGAACATTTTTATACTGCGGTGCATTGTCACCTTCCTTGCTTTTGAACCAAACACCGCGGGATGTTTCTTTACTTTTACCATTGCGAATGTTAACACCTGTTATTGTAAAATCTTCACACGTATCATTAAGAATTTGGAATACTAAGCCATGTCCAATATCATTCCCGACTACTTTTTCTGTTTTGAAATAAGACATATTGTTGAATAATCCAAGTTCTTCTAGTACATTTTCAGCTTGTACATTATAAGTGATATTTTTATGAACCACTTTATCTACGGGTCCAATTTCAGCTAGTCCCTTTTTCACATTTTTCAATTTGAGATTAATAGTTACATTGTCACAAGGTGTCATATCATAAGGCTTCGCATTTTGATTTGTGAGCGTGTTTTTATCATTGAATACATAAATACCTACTGTTGCACCTGTCGATGTTGTGGCAGTACAATCTACAGCTTCTATGTCTATTTCTGAATCTTTCACAGCATTCAAAGAAACGTATGCTTGTGATTCTCCGCCATTAATAATTTTTGTATCTACTTTTACATCTTGGCAATGAGATAACACAAATGCTTTTGCATCTTTTGTCTTTTTTAAATCGAATACCCCACCTTTGAATACGATACTTCTTGTTTTATCATATCCGCCGATATTTACTGTATCCTTGTTTGTAAAGAACGTTGTACTTCCTGCCTTCAAATTAAAAACAGCATTCGGATCTGCGCGAATGCTAATGTTACTTGGAATTTCTAAATCGCCAATTGTATATATTCCTGCTGGCACATCTAACGTTTTTCCAGCTGATTCATTTAAGGCTTTTTGGAATGCTGCGTTATCGTTTCCGTAATAATTAACACTGTTATATGGAATCATCGCTCTAATTGCAGCATCCAATGAAGAATGAGTACTTTTTACGTTTAATACCTCTTGTTTTATGTCATCATAAGCACCTTCAAAAGCTAGTGACCGCCACTCTGTTCCTAAACGTAAGAATAAACGTTTCGTTGTCTTATCCATTGCAAGAACTGAAACGTCCATTTTATTATTAGATACAAAAAAACCAACTCCGTCAGTACTTCCCGTTGGCATCCCTTTTGCTCCTGCTGCATATCTGAAAAATCCTGATTTACCTATTAATTCATTGGTATCTGTCACTGATAAGGCAAGACCTGTATTGTCAGTGACCTTAACTTGTTGAAATATATCTGTATTATCAAGTTTGGTTTTTATCTTCTGATTAAAATCATATAAAGTTTTTTCGCCTAATCGCGCTGCCACTACCTCATCAAAATTTGATGGATTTGCGGATAAAAAATCAGAGATCAGTTTTTTAACTATGTTTAAAGTATTTGTATCACCATTTGCTATTAGTGATTGTAAATCGGTAACATCAGTAGCTTCTTTTTCTGTTAAATTTAAAAGAGCCTGTTGAACTGCAGTAATAAATTTGTTGTTGTTCACAAGCTCTACATATACGTTATCTATTTCTAAATTCAATTCTTTCCGTTCATCAGCAGATATAAGGGTATTTATATAATATTTTCTTGATAAACTCATGGCATTCGCTCCTTTCTATAAATAATAGAATCTCGTATTTACTTCACACCAATGGAATGTAGACGATTCAATTTTTATTTGGTTTATGCCAGGAACAAGATGTATTTCACCTGCATCAGCATGGCGTACCAAATTACGACCATATTCATCTTCTATATGAAGTCCTTTTATAACAATGATTCCCTGTGAAACCGCACCCGGATTATAAATAGTCAATGAATCATTTGTAGTAAAGTTAGTGATCTTTAAGTAGCGCGGGTCACATTTAATACGCCATGTTATATCATGTTGGGCTGGGTTAATTTCCATGGAACCGATGTTTTTAAAATAAAATATTTTTTCTTTGAATGTGTAATCGTATTTATCATCCCATTCTAACCCCATACCCCAAGCGAATTTATTCGTATCCCATTCCTTCGCATCTAATGATCTAAAGATACTTTCTCCAAAACCATCAGGAATAGAAAACTCAACAATAATTTCAAATAATAAAGAACCAGGTGGACGGTTAATTTTCATGTTTTCATACTCAACACGTCTTCGTATGCCTGGTTCTCTTGAATATATAATATAAAAATCTTCTAACCTACCAAATAAAGCATATAGTTCATTTCTTTTTTCATATACTCCCTCAATATCTCCTGTATCCACAAGAACCCTTAATTGACACCCTCGCTCTGTATAGCTTTTATTGTAATGATGAACACCGAACTGTCCTTTTATTTTCATCTTGTCTGATTCTTTTTGAGGTGGATCTACTGTTAATTCTAAAGTTTCTACATTGTAATCTTTTTTAAGGGAGCAAGTTTGTCCGTTCTTAAATAAAATCATTGTATCTGGCATTTACTATTGCCCCCTTTTTAGAAAATTTATATTATCCTCACGAATATTTTCTTTTCGTACAACTCGTTGCACTGTACGACCATCCACAATGATAGGCTGATCTACAGTAAGTTGTACAACTAAGTCTTTTGGAGCTGAATCTATACCGGACATTCCTGCATATGAAACATTCGTTACAGGCATTGCATTTTCATTAAGTGATTGTATGTTACTAGCCATAGTACGGTTCATATTCGCAACTAATTCTTTAATTGTACCCGTGATACCAAGCGATTTCTCTCTTGATGATAATGGTGTAACAGATACCTTGTTCCCCTTCTTAGTGAATAACTCTGGGCCAGCTTCACCCGCTATGAATTGACCATCTCCAAGAACATGACCACCTGTAGCCAACATCGGAACATGTGGAATAGTTGGCGCATCTACACCAGGTATTTTATTTAATAGATTAGCTGGCGTATTAAAGCCATCAATAAATACATTAATCATGTTAATAATTCCATTTATTGCAGACTTAATTCCACTTTTAACACCGTCCCATACACCAAGTACGATTGATTTCATTCCTTCGAATGCACTTTCGACCGCACCAGTAACCCAACGGACAGGACCCATAATTGCTTCTTTTAAGCCTTCCCAAATGGATGATGCTGTCGATTTAATACCTTCCCAAATACTAGAAAGTGTTGATTTAATTCCATTCCATATACTATCACTTGTACTACTAATCCAATTCCACACAGTTGAAATAACATTTTTGATTCCATCGAAAATACTTGTTGCTGTAGAAACAATCCCATTCCATAATCCAGTTAGGAAACTAATGATTTCATTCCACACTGCACTTGTTGTTGAACTAATTGTGTTCCATGCTGATATGATGAAATTCTTTATAGATTCAAAGATTGGTGTAACAAAACCAACAAGTCCATTCCAAACTGATGATAAGAAATCTGTAATGGCTTGCCATACTGCACTTGTAGTAGAACTGATTGTATTCCAAGTATCCACAATAAATTGTTTTACACTTTCAAAAATAGGAGTAGCAAAATACAAAATCGCTGTCCAAATCGCCTGTAGATACTGTGCAATGAAATTCCAAACAGTTTGTATAACAGTTGAAATTCCGTTCCAAATCATTGAAAAGAAATCAGCTATACCTTGAAGAATTGGTGTTAAGAACTCAACAATACCATTCCATATGCTCATAAAGAATTCTGATATGGTTGTCCATGCTTGAATAAAGAAATCGCTAATACTATTTACTGTAGATGTAAATATCTCTACAATCCCAGCCCAAAGATTGGCAAAGAAATCCTTGATTCCATTCCAAACATTTATCGTGACTTCTACGACTTTACCCCAAATATCTGAAGCTGTATCCACAATTCCCTTCCACAAGTTAGAAAGAAATTCGATAATTGAATTCCATATGTCTATTGTCTTTTGCTTAATAGAATCCCAGTTTTTAACGATAGCAATGACTAGTGCCGCTATGGCTGCAATTATGATCGGAACAATTGCAACAATTCCTGCTGCCGCTGCCATACCTATTCCTAACGCGGAGGCCACAGTGACAATTATCGGTGCTAATGCTAGTAAAGTCCCTGATATAACACCGATTACGGTTGCTATAGCTGCCAATGTTGCTGCTAATTGAGGATTTTTAGATATCCATTCGGCAAATTTACCAATTACATTTGCAATAACCATTAGTACTGGTTCAAGAGCCATTTTTAAATCTCCAAACGCCTTTCCCATCTTCACAGCTGGTGAAGCATCTAATTTAGAAGTAGAACTGTGTAGATCTTCTACTCCCTTTTTTAAATCAACTTGTTTACCTTCTGCCTTTAGAATAGTATCAATGATTTTCTTCCCTTGATCTTCCCACATCGTACCGAACATCTTCGTTCCAAGTTGATTCCTTACGGTTGCATCTTCAACACCAGCAAGTGCTTTAGTTGCTTCAAGCATCGCTTTTTGTCCATTTTCACCACCGCCAGCAATGGCTTGGCCCCATTTTTCAAATTGATCTGCAGAAATCTTTGTTTTATCTAAAACCTCTTGCATAGATTTGTCTACACCAGCACCAAATTCAGCCATTTTAATACGACCTTCTTTAACTCCGTCCAAAAGGTTATCGATATTCCAACTTTTAGTATCAATCCCGGCTGACATTATGCCTTGGACCTCTTTGGCTGTGAACCCCGCTTGCATCATCTGGTCCCCGTATTCGCTGATAATGTCTAGCTGCTCTGGAGGGAATCCTGTTTTTAATAAGGTGTTAACTAATCCTAAAGCTTCCTCGTTAGTAATACCTAACGTTGCGCCTATCTCATTTGTTTCTTGTATAAGCTCATTAAAATCAATTCCAGCATAGGATTCTGCAATAGTGGCCGCTCCTTTAACCACAGCTGCATTCGTTTCGTCAGAAGCATCCTTATTCAACGCCCATTGTCTACGAACGCCTTCAAGTGCCTCTTCCCCATCAAGTCCATACGCTTCAATGCCTCTTACGGCTTGTTCAATCGACTTCTTAGATGATTCAGGTACATCAAAAGATATATCGATTTTCGTTTTTAATTTTGATGAATCTAATGCTGTTTCAATAGCTTTATCAATTCCACCGCCAGCGACTGCTGCACCTAACATATTTTCTAAATCGATATCAAGTTCTTTAAACTTTTTACCTGTTTGTTCGGCTTCTTGTGATAACTTGGATAATTCTTTTCTTACATTCTCTACAGAATTACCATCATTAATAGTTGCAAGAATCTGTTTCATCTTTTCTAAATCAGTTCTTGTTCCTAATGCTTCCACACCAATTTTATTAATGGCATCGTCAAGCTGTTTAGATGATGCTGTTCCACTTTTAATAGCATTGACAAGCCTACCGCCTAAAACACTAGCAAAATTGTCTACGCTTGTTCCTGTGGCTTGAAATAGTGTTTCTAGTTGTCTTGTGGAAGTAGCTATACGTCCTTCTTCGGCTTCCATCTCTTTCATAGAGTTTTGTAAGCTTTTTAGATAGTTTTCTGTTGCGATTACTTCACGGTTGAACGCCCTATATTGTTCTGGTGATATCTTGCCTTCTGCAAACTTCTGATTGATCTGTGTTTGTGCTTCTTTCAGCTTATTTAACTTTTCTGTTGTTACTGTTACTTGTTCCGCTAATAATTGCTGTTTCTGTGCAAGTAATTCTGTGTTTCCAGGATTAAATTTCAATCCACGCTCAACTTGTTTCAGTTCTTGAGATAAAGCCACAGATTGCTTTGTAACATCTTTAAGTGCATTACCCAATTTAGTTGTATCTGCACCAAGTTGAATCGTAATCCCTTTTATTGATTTATCCACACATTCACCACCTTTTTATAAAAAATAAAAATGACCACCCGTTGTATAGGTAGTCATTTTTAGAATGCATCGTAATCTTTTTGTGTAGCTTTTCTTGTTTTCTCTTTTTGTGGATTCTGTAACTCGATATATTCACTAATGTAATCAAGACACATACCAATTGTCATTTCGTCTAAATCTGAACTTGTAAGCTTACATTTATAACACAATGCAAGGAACGTCTCAGTGGTAAATCCATCACCACCGTCAGCCCCTTGCTCATCACTTACATCTTTTTTTTAGATTGCATAGAAGCCATTAACATATCTTGAATTTCTGGAATGATTTCATAGATAGGGAACTCATCAAATGTATCTAGCCAAGTAATTGAATCTGGAATTGTTGGATCTGCTGTTTTTGCCAGTACATAAGTAAAGTTATAGAAAACATCCATATCTAATAAGCTAAAATCCATATTATCTAAATCATTCATATCTACATTCATTAGCGGATATAATTTCATTAGTTCTGAAAAGTAGTCCTTTCCAAATTGCGCTTTATATCGCTTAGGAGTTCCACCTGTGCTTTTTAATCGAACTTGTTTACCATCTACTACAATCGTTTTTTCCATCTAATTACGCTCCTTTTTGTAATGCAGGTACTTTTGTATACACTTTTTTGTACCAATTATCATAAATTTCTTGTTTTGATTTAGTTGTAGTTTTCGTTTTAACCATACGTTTTCCATTAATATCAATAGGACTTGATACAAATTTAAGTTCATTTGTATTCGGCTCCGCTGAATTTGTTTTCGTTTTAGATGCAAGTGTTGGACGACTTGCTGAACAGTTAAACATAACGTGGCGCGTTGCTCGTACATCGCCATCAAATTCAAATAATAATGCAAATGGTTTTCCTTTTGCATCAGCTAATTCGTTTAATACACCATCTTCTTCGTCTAATTCCTCCCCTAATGTATCGATTGCAAATTGTTCCGGAATAGTCGCAATGGATAGCGTTCCATCATAACCTTGGTTATTACTTGCAGCATAATAAAGCATGTCATCCGCGTAGAATTCAATTAAATCTCCTCGTGGATCAAACGTTAATTCAACCGCACCTGGTAATCGAATCGGTGTACTGAATGTAACTACACCATCTTTAATTTCACAGAGTGCATAGTGGACATTTTTCAGACCAAAAGCTACTTTGTTTTCATTCATTTATATCAACCTCACTTCATAAAATTTTTGAAATAATTTCTCTGATTCAATAAATGTCTCAAATGGTGAATCATAAGAAATCTCATGTTCATCTAAGACGTTTTCGATTTTGGTTTCTGCAATCAAGTCTTTTTTAATTGTGTAAAGCTCAATATTGATATCATTTATTTTGTGATAAACCTTATTGTCAGCCATCATATTAGATGAGCCATCCACAAGGATACAAATATATGGTGGCATTTGTGCTGTTGTGAAATGCGAATAAGCCACAGGATAACCTGTAGCTTTCAAAATGTTTAATAGTTCTGCTAATGTCATTCCCGTATCGCCCTTTCAACGCGATCTGTAAATTCAGAGATGGCTTTCTGTTCTTCTAGTCCAATATGCGGAAATGTCCGCGATCGGCCAGTACCACCAGCAATTACATGTCCACGCTCGAGTAAATGTGTAAGTTGATGTTTTTTGTTATAAACAACCCATACACCATTTACTTTCTTACGTGTCCATCCCTTGCGGTAATCACCAGATTTATCATCAAAGCCACCTGCTGTTTTTAAATTATTTACAGATTCTTTCGTTACATCATCAGCTGCCTGTTCTACTTTTTCTTCTACTTCTCTTGTATATAGCTCTACTTGTCTAGCGATTTCATTAGCTAAGTCATTAACACTAACCATAATACTTCACCCCATCTTTTCCATAGCTATGATGGTTAATGTTTTATTCTCTTCATTATCATTTATCGGTGGTTCAATAATGTCAAAGATACGCCCCTTTAAATTAATCCGCATCTCTTCTGTAATTCCCAAAGTATAGGGGATAATGAACCTATAAATTAGTGTTACTTGTGAAGACGAAGCGGCAATATATTCTGATCCTTTTAATGTTTTTATCATGGCCCAAGCTTTTTTTAATTCTTTCCAATCTATTTCAATAACCTGACCGAGATCATCTTTTATTGTTACAGGCTGTTCAATAATAATTTTATTTCTGAAATCTCCTGTATTTAATGGCTGTTTATATTGAAAAGGACGCATATCATTCACCGTCCACTTTAATTTCTTCTAATGCTTTTTCGATACTAAGACTATTAATTTGACTTAAAAAGTTATTATCAAAATACTCAAGTGCATCATTATAAACATAACGAGAGCGTTCAAAGACTAATTCCTTGAACTCCTCGTTAGCGTTTAAATCATAATCACCACAAACCCTAAGTAATGCCTTGTTAGACGTAGAAAGGATGCGCTTTAGGTTATCATCTTCCTCATCACCTAAGTGCATCCTATCTTTGAATTGCTGTAATATTTCATTCGAAATTACCTTATCCATTCACATCACCCTTGTGTTGGTGGGGTTACTTCTTCAAGTTTCAATGTGTAAACTTGTGAAGTGTATTTATCCTTTGGTTTACCAGTAGCATATTGTTTGGCGATATAAAGTGTTGCATCTTCTAAAGCGAGTGTTTCATTATACTTTTGGATTGGCTCCGTTCCACCCATCGCTGCAATGTATTCCCCTTTAACAAAGAACACCACTTGTCCTTGAGGTACAAATACAGATTCTGTTGGGATTGGATTAAAAGGTAAGCTCGTTACATATACACCTGCCGCATTTTGAATTGTAGCATTTGCTTGAATATCAAAAGTATCGAATGGATTTGTTACCATAACTACTTTACCAGCAACATTTTTTGGTCTATCTGCATCTGTTTTACCATCAGGATTTAATTTTTTAGCCAATAATTTGACCACACCTTTTAATTCATTAATTGTTTTACGACCAGGCTCGAAAGTTAAAGTTCCAGCAACTTTTTTATCTGGATATACTCCATTCGTGACACTTCCGCTAGGGTCTTTTAATAATCCAATAGGTTCATTTTTACCCGTACCAGCTACAAAACCACGCTCTAAACCTACTGACATTGCTTCTGTAATCATAGTACGAACATATCGTTCCACCCATACTGGACCAAGCTTCAACATATCATTTGCTAATGGAATAAATGCTGTTAATTTCAGTTGAGTAATTGATTCTTTTCGGAATGTAGCATTTAATTGTCCTTTAATATCACCAAATAACGGTCCCCATACAGCTGCACCCTCTGGATCTCCATAAATAAATTCTGTCACGGCTCCTAAATTCTCTAAACCGATATGCTCTAGCAACGGATGACCTTGAACTAAATCATCAAAAATTCTCTCTTGTGTTGTTTTAGGTAAAGTCTCAGTAGATTTAAAACCACCTTCTTCAACAACAGCATTAAAGAACTTCATTTCTTCACTCGTTAATACATTAGCACCGCGAGATTGCATAATAGAACGATCTACCATTGATTCATTCACTTGATTTAAAATATCTGCTCGTACATCTGTAGCAAGTGCTTCAATCATAGAATTCAATGCTGCTGTTTGTTCTTCTGGCGTACCTTCCTGCGTTGCTTTCGCGAAAGCTAGTTTCTTATCTTCAAAATTATTAAATTTAATCACCATATTTTATTTTCCTCCTAAATTTAAAAAGAGCGTACTCAGATTCTGTTTCGTATTAACAGGCTCTTGAATAGGCTCTTCTGGATTTTGATTATTTGGTTGTTTCGTATACTTAGCTACTAAACCTTCTTTGAAATTTTCTACAACTTCCTCTTCTTCATCTTCTTGCGTATCATCAATCTCGATTTCATCAGCAATTTCATCAGCTAAACCAAGGGCAACTGCTTCCTCTGCTGTTAGCCAAGTTTCATCTTTTAAAAGTTGTTTTAATTCTTCATCTGTCCCAACAAAACGCTTCTTATAAGATGCTGCTAAAGCTGAATCAATTTTACGTAGATCTCGTGCTGTTTTTTCAAAAAGATCTGCATTTCCATATTCAAAGGTACTCGCTTGATGAATCATCATCATAGTATTACTAGGCATAATGATTTTATCACCTGCCATTGCAATTACAGACGCGGCACTAGCTGCCCAACCATCAATATGAACTATAATTTCTGCACTATGCTGCTTTAACTGATTGCAAATTGCTACTCCATCAAAAGCGGAACCTCCACCAGAATTAATATGAACGTGAATTTTTTCTGCTTTAACATCTTGAATTTTTCTTCTTACTGATTCAGCATTGTTTTCACTAAACCATCCACCAATTGACCCATAAACAGTTAATTTGTATTCATTTTCACCTTTAGCTTCAAAACGAATATCTCGTTTTAAATTCAAAAGCTTATTCATATTCACATGTTCCATCATTTCTCCCCCCCTTCAGATTCATTTAATTTTGTATAGTTCTTCGTAATATGATGGATATTTAGATTTGGATCATCTGACTCTTCATAATCTACTTCTGAACGAATTTCATTTCCTGTAAATGCACTTGAAGAAATGAGCTTATCAATACTTGTCGCAAGATCAAATATACTTTGATAGGAAACAGCCTTAACCTCAATTTTTCTCCCTAAAAGATATTCACTCATTTCAAAGAATTTTACGTTCGCTTCATCAGATAGCTTTTTTAATAATGGTCGTACTGTGAAAAGCATATAATTTTTCGTTTGCTTTTCTACATCAGCCATTTCTCCATATATCAAAGCTATAGGAATACCAATTGCCATAGCTACTTGATTTAAGAAACCATTTGTTACTTTATTAATTTCTTCCACACTTGGACCATTCGCAACACCATTGTATATCTCGTTATAATTTATACCTTTTTGTTGTGGGACAATAGCTATATCTTTTGAACCAATTGACTTATACATGTTGTCTATAAACTCTTGTAATTTTGCTATTTGTTCCTCAGTTTTGGCACCAATCATATCCATATCAACCGTACCACGAACTTGATTTTTACGTTTTTGAGAGTTTAATATCCTGCCGAATAAATCTCCATAGTCTGCAAATAGTCCATCAATAAGTGGAGATAATTTATCATTCCGATACTTCAAATGAATAACTTCACTTTGCTTAAAGCTTCTCTTAAACGTATAATCTTTTACCCTTACATCAGTAAAAGTATCTTCAAATACAGCATATTCATTATGTTGAAATCCATCTGCAATAAGTAAATCACCATCATCTGCTTGTATGACTAAACACTCATTATCATAAATAAGCTTGCGAACAAACCTTTCCCAAAAGGTACTTGCGGTCATATTCTTGTTTGGTCTTACGTTTAATCGATAATAAAGCTCATCCTTCTTAAATGCTTTACCATTTCTTACTCTAAATTCAGATTGACTAATCGTCCTTCCTAAAAATGAGACACATGTATCAATTGCCAAACGTTTCATATGAAGCCTGTTTGCTGTATCAGTAAATATGTCCAGATCCAACATGAATTCTAGTTCTTTATTTCTTTTAAACACTGAACCTAACCATCCAATGGTTATCACCCCCTTTATTAGAATTTAATGTTGCCTATAACAAAATCAGTTGCTTCTTGTATCTCATCCGCCCGATAAAGAGCGTGAACAAAACACTGAAACCCATCTGTTTTTCTACGAACAGGCTCTTTCTTTTCATATATTTTATTTCCATCAGCTTTGATAACAACCAATACATTTTGTGTATACCAACGCATTAACGGATTATCATCAAAAACAATTTGTTGATTCGCAAATGCCATTTCAATACGCGGAGCTAATAAACTATGGATTGCTTTTGGGTTTCGTATAACTTCTATTTCAAACCCTTCTGCTACTAATAATGGTCTTATCGCTTCCATTCTGAAGTTATCAGCTATAATCTTTTTAATCCCATATCGTTCTCGCATTGCTACAAACCAATCAACAATGTGTTGAGGATTAATAGTCGGTTCATCCACAACTGTTAGTAAACCTTGCTCTTCCCATTCTTTTATTGGAGCAAATTTTTGTTTTTTAAACTCACCTGCTTTTTTAGAATATCCGTAATAGATATCAACAAATTCTTTTCGAACAAATGAATGAGTTTTAAAAATGTATTCCCCATTTTGTCTAAATAATAGACCGCATGCTGCAAAGTCTCGAATACTTGCAAAATCCAACGCCCCTATACATTCTTGGGCATATAAATCAGGAAATGGACGATTTGTAGCTAGAATCTCTGACCATTTTGCAACCGACCGTTCTAAATTTGTAACAGGCAGATTCATTCGCTTTGTCATGAATTCTTCTCGATTGCTCGGATCATCCTCTAAGTCTTCATATTCTTCCTTTATCGTTTCAAGTAATCCCTCAGCATACTCGCTTAATGGTTGAGATAGCATTGGATTCGCCATTTCCCAATTATCGATATCATCGACTTCTTTTTCGTCATTTAATTTACAGATGAAAGGGAAAAGAGCATTAGGACGGGCTTCGCCATTTAAAACTTTCATTGCCTTTTCTTTTAATTTATCTAAAAATCCATCTCTTACATATCCATCTGTACCAATGTAAAACTCACGCGGATTTTTCTTTTTTCCCAAGCCACTGATGTGGACACGAACATCTTTATTGCTTTCATATTGATGGACTTCATCGAACATTACAGCACCATCTCGAAGACCATCTTTTGTATCTCCGTTTGATGTTCTAAACTTCACTACACTTCCAGTCGATTTCGAAATGGTTTGAGTTAATGTTGTTTTAAAAGCTCTTTGTAAAACTTCATTTCTTTTAATACATTTATGAATTTCGTCCGGGCTTGTTTTTGCTTGCTCTTCACTGTTTGCAACAACGGAAATGTTATATTCGGGAATACCATGCAATTCACTTATTAAAAAGTGGAGAATAACTGTCATTAAACCATTTTTACCGCCGCCACGGCCAAGCATCCACAAGAATTTACGATAAAATACACGACCATTTTTCTTATAAAATAAAAAGACGAATGCTATTAAGAATTTTTGAAATGATTGCAATGGAAAGTACCACTTTTCACCGAAGCGGATACACTTCTCAATCATTTCATCATCAAAATACAAGTCGTCTCTGTTTAAAACGTATTTTTCCAGATATTCAATTAACAGTTCTCTTTCTTTGTTGAACTTTACTTTACCACTTCTATAAAGTTCAATGTATTCATCTACATACTTTTGCCTAATCATACTAAATCACTTGTACTATAACCCGAATTAGAAGCACCAACTTTAGGAACAAGTTTTATATCTCTTCCCAAAGCAATTAATGAACTGTTAATTTTATTCCTCTCACTTATAAGAGGGTGGGCTTTAACAAAAACTTGAGAACCGTTTTTTATCGTTACGGACTCGCCTTCTTTATTAATAGTTTTATTTATTTTTCTAAATGCTTTTACAAGATCAATGTATCTTTCTACCTTTTCAACTTCGACTAAATCTGTAGTGTCAATACTATTCATGAGCTGTTCTTTTAATTTCACAATACTAACAGCCATCTACCCACCCCCCTTACGTGCGTAATTTCGAAAAAAACCTGACAGTTAACCCCCTCCTCCGGTGCCCCTTAGACGAAAAAAAGCTGAAATATTTTAGGGGGGGTATTGTTTATGAATTTTTCTACCACTTTTCATCGTGTTCCCATTTGTTCTGTTTCTTTTGAAACGTTCTTCCGTGCTCTCTGTTATGACAATCCACACAAATTGTTTCAAGATTATCTATATCAAGTGCAAGCTCTGGATGATGTTCGAGTTCTTTTATATGATGGACAACTAACTGTATCTTCTTACGCTTTGCACTCTCGCTGTATTCATTGGTGTCCACACGAACACTACCGTTTCGTTTACATTCTTGACACTCATAGTTGTCACGCTTCTTTAATTGTTCACGTAATTGTTTCCAAGCTCCACTGTCATAGAACTTACGCTTCTGTTGTTTAGTTTTATATTCTTTCATCTGTCTTTACCCAACGTACTTTATTACCTTTATCTCTTTCCAATAATTCTTTTATTAATGTTTGTTCAAGATATTCTATAGAGTAAAGCATGTGGTTCTCACCATACAGTTTGTAATACTTGAATCGATTAACATCAATCCCAGCCTTCTTGTACGCTTTCTCATGAGGTTTAAGGTATTTGATATATGCTTTCTTATCAATAGGTATAAGACCAAGCGCAGCAATCTTACCGTTTAAAACGCTGTCCAATTATCCTCACTCCTTATTAATCTAATTCTTTAACTTCCTTTGCCTTGAGGAACTGAATCATGATTAGCAAACCAACTATAAATCCTGTCCCACATCCAAGAAAATAACTAAACCAACTCATCTAATCACTCCATCCTCCAAAAGAAAAAGCACCTGAATGGATGCTTTCTCATTTAATTTATTCTTCATTTTTCAAGTACGGTATGTGATATTTAATATTCCATACAATATAAAAAGAGCAACCCATCTAGTGGATGCTCTATATCAAGAAGTGTGAGTATTGGAAGGAATAAGCGATTACATTGTCTTTTCCACCATCCCCATACTCCAATATATGTTCGTCATTCGCAAAATGTGAAAGAGAGCGTCTCTTCAGTAAGCACCCTCTTAAATCGGGAATAGCATATTAGAAACCACCTGCCATACAAATATATGTCTGTATGTTTGTTAATATCCTCTATTATTACTTCTGCACAATAAAAAGAAGAGCACCTGTTTCCACAAGCACTCCTCTTTGGGATTTGGATTACGGTATTCCTTTTAACGAAAGTTAAGAGGTACAAGCAGTATATGCTCGTCATTCTCAAAATGTGACAAAAGCATCCAAATGAGTGCTTAATCACTTATTCTTTAAATGTTCTTGAACTCGTTCATTTCCTAATCTCCAATATTCTTCATCCATCTCAAAGCCGATGTAATTACGTTTTGTATTAATACATGCAATAGCTGTTGTACCTGATCCCATACAATTATCTAATACCGTTTCACCTTCACGTGTATAAGTTCTAATAAGATACTCAAAAAGAGCAACAGGTTTTTGAGTTGGATGAAATGTTTTGCTATCCCTAGAAAAATCTAAAATAGATTTAGGATAATTCGTATATTTAGTAATATGCGGCTTGTTTAATGTCTTATCTCTTCGATCACCAAGTATTTTTAATTTCTTAGATCCACTATGTCGAACTGGTTTATTCAATACAATTAAATCCTGCGGATAATACTTTGGTAACTTCTTATAAAACACTAGTACATTTTCATGATTCTTTAATGGCATTCTATTTGCATTTTGAAAACCTGTTGTATGATTTCCCTTCTTCCATATCCATTCATAACGAAACAACTTCATATTAGAAGCAATCAACTTTGTTGTGAATGGTTGGCTTGCTGTTAATACAATCGCGCCATTATCCTTTATAATCCTTTCGTATTGTTCCCATAACAGATCAAACGGAATGATGCTGTCCCATTTACAAGATGTAGTTCCATAAGGTAAATCACATAAGATCATATCAATTGATTTATCCTCTATCATTTTCATTCCTTCTAAACAATCCATATTAAGAACTCGATTTAACAATTTTGTGACCATCCTTTTTTTGCATAATAAAAAGGAGCAACATGAATTAGCTGCTCTACTATAAATACGGTAAATGAAGTTTTTACTTCCACACAAATAAAGTAAAAACCGCTATCTCAATAGGATAACGGTCTTTCAAAAATAGACAAGTCATGTGCGCTTCATACTTTTTGGTTAAGGAGGTTTTGTACCTCTTTCAATCGCCAACTGCATATGCGTTTCCCTGTTAATACATACAATGTGCTCTTGGTGTTAGCGACTGAAAGAAGAGCAAAAGCTCTTCAATACTTCAATGTTCATTCAATCTGCAACATCGAAGCTGTCGGAAATCAAGGACTTAACCATAATACAAAAAGGGCCGTTTAAATTATAAAAGTATCCTTGCGAGTCGTGTTATTTCCGCCACTTCTCACAATACAAATATAACACGATAAATCCAAATCAACCGGCACATTTGCGGTCAAAAAGCGGTCACGAATCTGCCATTGTATAAGCTCTTCTAAACTATCACGGTTTAAATTCCTGCATATTCGGTAATATCAAATATATAAATCCATTTACAAAAACAAAAGAAAGCAATAATGTACAAATAATTAGAAAAGTATATCCATTAACATTGTAAATAAACGTTCTTCTATAAAACCCCATTATAAAACTGTTAGCTTGTCCTCTGTTTTTTATATTAACAACCCAATTTAATATAAAAGACAATTGAAACCTAATCATGTATATCCAACTTATATAGAGTAATCCAAGTCCAGAAACCTTAAGAATGATTGTCAGAAATTCTTTATTAGCAGTACTGGGAATATTAAAAAATCTAATACCTAATCCGCTCCATCCTCCAGTTACAATAATCTGTTCTACATTTTTAATATTAGAATCACTTATTATCGGAGAGCCTAAATTAATATTAATAACAAGGAAAATACACCAATAAACAACTGGAAAACACAATCCTATTTTATCTTTTATAGGTAATTGAGATATTTCTACTACCTTTTGTACCCCGTAAATTATTAAGATTGATATTATAACACCGAAGGAGAATGTTATATAACCAAAATTTATTATTTGGCTTTTATAAACCAACGATAAGTAGGTTAAAAGCATGAAAGCTATTATAGGAAGAATCACCCATTCACTAGATGTTCCATTACTACTTGTTCTTATATGTGTAGTTTTTTGTGGCGGAAAATTAATAATTTGAATATGCTGAGTATGATTAACTATGGTAGCAGCTACTTCATTCTTTTTTTGACGTGTTTGAAAAATCCATGCTACAAGAAAGCATAGTAAAGTATAAATTGCACTTGCAACAAGATTCCCCATAATTCCGTTAAAGTCCAATTAAATTCCCCCTTTTTTTATAAAATCCAACTATACTTTCGCCTAAAAATATTCATATCCCTTCATTTTTTACATATTTCTTGCGGAGATACTTTTTTATAAAAACACTATACTCTCCAAGGAATTCTTATAACTTTTTAATGAAATATAATTAAAACTCTACTCCCTTTCACTTACCCATATCTTATATTTTGTGTAACTGCCCCAAACGCTGAACCCATTGCTATTATTAACTTTATAACACTTTCTTTTTTGAGTTACACAACACAATAAAAATGGTTAACTATAAGTAAAAAAGAAAAAGACCGACTTCTATCGGTCTTTTCAAATATTCTTATATTGTTGGTCTCTTCTAAGACCTAGATTTTCTAGGTCCTACAATTAATTTGATTCCTGTTTTTTCTTGATTATCGATTGAAATCTCTTGAAACGCTGGAATAAGAACCAAGTCAATACCACTAGGAGCTACGAATCCTCTTGCAATAGCAATGGCTTTAATTGCTTGATTTAAAGCGCCAGCTCCAATCACTTGAATTTCTGCATTACCGCTTTCTCTTAATACGCCTGCAATTGCGCCTGCAACTGAATTGGGATTTGATTTTGATGATACTTTTAATATATTTTCCATGTAATTTGCTCCCTCTGTTATTTAATCGTCTTTTTGGTTACTGACTGGAATGTACCTTTAACTAATATTCATATCCAAAGCAAACAATACTATTAAATGTATTTATTCGATACTTTTTATGTTGTACCTGCCTATCTACATAAATAAAAAGCGAATTACTAAATCTTAAACTTAGTCATCGCTCTATCCATTGCATCTTGGTTTACCCCTATATATCTAAGTGTTACTCTTTCTGATGAATGATTAAATATCTCCATAAGCAACGCTATATTCTTTGTCTGCATGTACATGTGATATCCAAACGTCTTACGTAATGTATGTGTACCAATCTCATCTAAACCAAACTCTGCTGCTGTACTTCTAAGTATTTTGTATGCCATACTACGACCAATCGGTTTGTTACTACCTTGTCTGCTTTTAATTAAGTACTCATGATTTTCTCTCCCTTCAATGAACCATTTCAACTCTCTTCTTAATGCTGCAGTAATTTGAATACGTTTCTGCTTACCTGTTTTCATTTCACGCATTGAGATGTGGCTTCCGTTTAAGTCACCAATCTTTAGCTTCAAAATATCACTAATGCGTAATCCAGTGTTAACACCCACAACAAACAGGATATAATTACGTTCACTCTTCTCTTTCAAATATTCTTTTATTTGTTGTATCTGCTCTGGATCACGGATAGGCTGAACAAAATTCATTGTCCATCACCTCCCGCTTGCTCTTCTTGCTCATAAACTTCTAATCTAAGTGCAAAAGCAAGCTTATAGAATGCTCTTGCCTTAACACGCCTGTATGTCCGCTCACTCATTCCCATTTCGTTATAAATCATATAATCACATACATCATCATCTTCAAGATATCGTTTGATAATAATATCTCTTTGGTTCTTTCCTGATTGACCATTACCAAAACGATTCAATGCCTGGTCAATACGAAATGACATCTTTTCAAGCCATTCTTCACGCTTATTTTGCTGTAGATTTGCTACCGCAACATCTTCTAATGGATTACCAACTGCATGTGTAGGGCCGTGCTCTTGAACTCCATAAGAAGGAGTGACTTTCATTTCTTTTCGAATCATTCCAAACTGTCTATATATACGTACACTTTCAAGAACACCTTCCAAACGTTCCTGTGTTGCTGTTCTATCGATTTTTGGTAAGAAAGATAATTGTTTAATCATGTAAGACCACTCCTTTTTATTTTTAATTACTTCTGTCTGAACGCTCCACCGCGATTACGTACATATCTTGGTCGATACATTCCCATTAATTCCTCTATATCGCGGACACTTAATTGTTCTTCTTTTCGTTTTGGCCTCTTTTTCTGTTGCTGTTTCTTCCATTCTCGTAACTGATCACGAAAGTACTTCATTCCATCACCTCTTGTAAAATAAAAAAGCGGACACCAAACTACAGAACGATATTAATATCGCTCCATAGAATGATGTCCGCTGGTTCTTCCAGTAGGACTATAAAGGCATTATTTGGTTAAGTTTTTCAGCAGTTCGGGATTTTCGTAGATATTACCGATTACTTCGAATGCAACTGCGCTCATTCTTAAATCATCGTCTTCGTTTCCATCTGGATCTTTGTAATAAAACATTGCATCTTTTTCATCCCATTCAACGATGTAAATTACATTATCATGGCCCCTAACAATGTCTTTGTGATAAATCTCTTTACAGTTCTTATCTTTAATACCTGTGTACTGTGTTACTTCGTATTCTGGGTTATCGATAAATTCACCAATAACGTATTCTCTAATAAGGTCTCCTTCGTGAAAATGTTTGTATACTTTGTCCCATGCACGAAACTTAATCTCTCTCATTCTTCTTCCCCCTCGTTGTCATGTCCGCATATATAATAAATCCCTGCATGATACTCTAAATTTGATGTTGCGCCGCACTTCTTGCACTTGTTATTCATCCCTCATCCCTCCGCATAATATTTATCAATCTGCACATACTACAAACAGGCATCTCCTAGAACTCACAACCTGTATGCCTGTTTTTCCCTCTCCAAGGGTGAGCAGTTAGCTTTTGCTAGCTGCTCTTTTATTTTGCATCGAATGGGCCAATATCTTCACCAATCGCACCTAAGTAATTCTTACGGTTCATCTCCCAACAATTGCGGCACATCTTTTCACCTGGAACAAAGTCTAATAAGTGTGGTCCGCGTAATTCTTTTCTAATTTCACACACCATCCGCATTCTCCACCATTCTTATACTCAGCCATGATCTTATTTAATTGCCCTTCTGGAATACTTACATATCCAATCGCTGATGCGCATGCTAACTCACCCGTATCATACTAACTTGGCATTCCGTCGTATGCATAAGATTCCATGTAATCATCCGTCATTTTATTTAAATCAATAACCCATCTATCGTTAACAACTCTTAGTTTTAAAGTAGCTATTTTCTTCCCCCCCCCCTGAATAAAACTCAATATTTCGTCAATGCTGTAGATAGGCGATAGCCAGAATTCTTTTAATGAAGTCCCTAACCTTTCTCCTTCCCCCCTTTTGGAGAACCAGCCGAGCAGTTAGCTTTTGCTGACTGCTTTTTTTGTATACTATTTCACCATCAATACATACTATAGATAAGCTGTTAAACAGCTTAGTCCAGTTTTCTTTCTCTTAATCCTTTTTAGAGAGCAGTTAGCTTTTGTTAGCTGCTCTTTTTAATTCATGTAATTCCTTCTCGAGCCCCTCAATTTGTTCATCTCTTACTTGAACATCATCTTGCAAAAACTCAATTTTTTCTTTAAGTTTCATCCGTTCGTTAAACAATTGGCGGCACTCATATATGGATAATTCACGTCCTGCCCTAAGAAGTTTAATCTCTTTATTCTTCAATTCAATCTGTTTTACAGTATGATCAAAATCATCTTTTAATAATTGATACTTTGTAGGGCCTTTCATTTAATTCTCCTTTTCTACAAAATGGAATTTTTATTAATACCTTCTAATTTTTTCTCAACAACCAACACATGGAACTTAATTTCAAAATTGGTATCAAAGTAACTGTGTTTTTCGTTCATCAACACGAGTCACTTTTCCATTTTTATATACAAATGATTGTTCACCATGTCCACTGTTCGGTGGATCTATCTTATGGATTTGTCCATCTTTTACTACATAAATCTTGTTTTCTTTTAAATCTATTTCAGCTTTCATTTCTGCAATATTTTCTTTAATAATCCCCACCGAAATCACTCCCATATATGCTATAATTACTTTGTCGAAGTAAGTCGAGAGTGATCTCGGCTTTTTTTATTTTGTGTAATCTCATAAATACTGCACAACATCTTCTGGGATAAATGTTTGTTCCACTGATAAGTAAAGTCGAATTGGAATTGCTTGTTTAGTATCCCTTGCTTGCTTACATAATTCTTCAGCTTTTTCCCAATCAAAGTGTTGATCTTCTATCCGTTTATATCGCCAAATTCCAATCGTATAATCTTCAAATAGTTCGTACTTTTCATCATATGCGGTTGTTTGTTTCAACTCATCAGTTGCTTTAGCTCTACGTGGAACTTGAACAATTACATCTGCATAACGCACTTGAGAGCTTGAATATTTAACTTTAGCCCTTTTAATATTAAATTCTGAGACTGGTTCGACATCAAAGATTGTTAACTGCTTTGGCATGCGTCTCACCCTTTTCTCTTCTCATCATCACAACATAGCAAGTATCCGCATTAGCTTGTCCAAAACTATAATTAGTTGTACTGATTTTTCCATTCGTACGCTTATGAATGAATTCTTTCTGCCGCTGCGCTAATGATCTAATTGGATGAACACATGAATAACCACGCTTTTCTAGTTCCTTTACAGCTTTAAGAATATCTTCGAACTTTTTACGTTTAATATGAACAGTGTCACCGTTACGCCAATTTTTCGTTAGAATCATTCTTCGTATCCTCCAGTAACTTCAAACTTGCTCCTAAAATTTCTTCAAGCTGTGTCAAAGTTAATTGATCTAGCGTTCTTCCGTCTGATAATTCAGCTAATCCTAAGCCTAATAGTTTACGAATAATAAGTAACCTTCTTCGTTCAACTTCTTGTCGTAACAACATCACTATGCCTCCTTCCTAAATTGGTTATCAAATCTACGTTCAAGATTGACAAACTTACTAAATTCCTTGATAAAGGCTAGTTCTACAACACCTACAGGGCCATTTCGTTGCTTAGCTAAAATGATTTCAATAATATTTTTATTTGGTGTTTCCTTGTCGTAATAATCTTCACGATACAAGAACATGATGAGATCAGCATCTTGCTCAATCTGTCCACTTTCACGTAAATCTGATAACATTGGGCGTTTATCTTGGCGACTTTCAACACCGCGACTAAGCTGCGATAAGGCTATAACACATACATCTAAAGATCTAGCCATAACTTTTAATTTGCGACTTATCTCGCTAATCTCTTGCATTCGATTTCCTTTGTGCTTTGCATCTCCTGTAATGAGCTGCAAGTAATCTATTACGACTAGTAACCTTTTATCTGGATGATTTCGTTTTAGCTTATTTGTTTTTGCAAAAATTTCTTGTATTGTAACTCCAGCGTTATCATAAATTTCTAGTGGCAAATTATTAATTGTTCCCATCGCTTTGCTTGCCTTATTCCAATCCTCTAAGCTAAATAACTTTTTAGGATTCTTCATTTTCGTTCCATCGATATTCCCTGTACTAGAGACCATTCGTTTTAATAACTGTTTATCTCCCATCTCTAGTGAAAAAATTGCCGTTGCTACACCTGTTAATGCTGCATTTTGGGCAATATTTAAAGCAAATGCTGTTTTACCCATTGATGGTCGAGCGCCGACAATAATAAAATCACCACCTTGAAAACCAGATGTCATATAATTTAAATCATTAAATCCTGTATCAATTCCTGTTAAATCTCCAAAGTCTTGTTGCATTTCTTCGTATAGGTCAACAAGTGTTTCTTTTAAATCAAACTCATCAGAATACCCAATTTCCTCAATTGCATTTAACTTGCTAATAGTATCGCTAATTGCTTGTATATCCTTTTCTTGTTGAATACGATTGTATAAATCACCAGCAACTTCTTGAGCATGTCTCATTTTCCAAGATTCAATAATTAATCCTTCGTGGTACGAAAAGTTACTCGTTGTTGAAACCGTATCTGCTAAATTAACAAAGAACTCCATACCTCCGACTTGCTGTATAAAACTTGGATCAAACTTTGCAACCAGCGACACTAAATCAATTGGTTTATCTTCAGCATCTAGGTCACACATCGTTTTAAAAACTACTTGATGTACTGGAACTGCAAATTGTTTAGGCTTTAACCGACAATCCTTAATCAAATCTCCATCCAAGATGATGGACCCTAAAATACTCTGCTCAGCTTCTACATTACGAATGATCTCATTACTCATTGCATCCACCCGTTATTGTTATTTAAGAATGCTTGAAGTTCTTCATCAGTAGGCACCTTTTGTTGCCAAGACTCTTGTTGTTGCAATACTTGCTTAGTTGATTCAGATAAACCTTTTTGTTGATAAGTTGGTTTTTGCTTCACCTGTGCTATTTTCTTAGCGCGAAATGCTTTATCAGCCACCTCGACATCAGCTACTGTCTTAAGACCTTTAAGGTGCCAATCTCGTAAAATTGTATTTACGTAAGACATATTTCTAGTATTTTTCTCTAAAGCAATTTCCATGGCTTTAACAACAAGCTCTGCATTTAGGTCATCAATCCAAGCATGAATACCTTCTGCGATAAAAGGTGTAATGAATCCAAAATTTTGTTCGTAAAAAGAAATCGGATTAACTTCAACAACTTCTTTCGCGCTCGTACGTTTTTCTTGTTGTTGTTCTTTTTCTTTTTCTTCTTCTTTTTCTTCTTCTTGCCCACCTGTCGTTGACGTATCGTCGGACGTATCGTTAGCAACAAGAAATTCTTCGAAAATGGAACGAATTTTATCGTTTTTAACTTTTTGTGCAACTAAACCAACCAGACTAACATCTGATACTCCATCTAATTCTTTACGGATACAATCCTCAATCGGTTTACCACCTCTATTAAGGTTGTATTTTCCCCAGTTGATAATCGCTAGTTCTCGTGTTCCTGGATTATACTTAACTAATTTATGGTACTTTTCAAAACGATCTAAGAGTGAATTAATACTTTCCATGGAGTATCCTAAATCAAAAGCCATTTGCTTTTTTGTAATTTGGTATACGCCAATTTGTGTAGTACGTGGATTTGTAAGAAGATACAGATTAAACAACTTATCTTCTGGCGTCATTTCCTCAATAACTTTTGCATCCTGCCAAAATGAAACTTGTACTTGTCTATAAACTGCCATGTTATTCATCCTCCCGTTTACATATCGCAAATCCATCTTCTATACGTAATAAGCGATAATTCTTATATCCTTTTGCAAGATACTGCTGCACTAAATGAATGAGGTGTTGTTTTGATGTTGATTGCTGAAATATCGTAGGATTCAGCAACACTCTATGTATTTTCTTGTCTAAAAGCATACAACACCTCCCATTGTTATTCAGCGCTTAATTTGGTATAATTAACCTAACTTAATTTTAAAAAGCACTTAATCTATCGCTCTGCAAAGCGGTAGATTTTGTATTTTTATGCTTCAAGATAAACGAAGCCTCAATAATTCTGATTCGAATTGCTATTAACTTCTTATTAAGCTTTAACTCTCTAACTTTACTTGACTCTCCAAAAATTGTAGCTAGCTTTATCTCTCCGCTTAATTCTGCTTCAAAACGAATTAACTTCTTGTAATCATCTAATCTAGGGTTTCCATAATCTACTGTCATTTACTATTTTTCCTTTACATTTGATTTTTCTATACAGATTACTTAATCAACTGTCTGTATACCGTCTCGCCCTTAAGGACATCTTCCAGTATTTAAAGACATCCTTCATTGAAAAATCATATTGGTCACATAAAACAGCTACCAAGTTTGTCATTGATGCTGCCGCATCTAAAATTTCATGCATAACCTTTTTCATTTCTTGTTTTTCATTTTCTGATAATGCTTGTGGTGGCTTAAACCAACAAACTGTTTCTAGTTGTTCAAGTGCTTCCGCTGTTTCTTTTTGGACCATATATTTCATGCTTGTAGGATGATGATCAACAAATTCCCCGTTGAAAAAGGGAATACTAACCGCTCCAGCTGCTTCTTGCCAAATGTGAAAGAAAAATTGTGGATCATCCAGTGCTTCTGAAATATGTTTGTGTAAATCCTTTGGTAAATGACGACTATTTGTTTCATACTTTGCTAATGACTCACGACTTGCAGGAATATCTAAGGAGAGTTTTTCTTGAGTGTGACCTTGTCGTTTACGAGCCATGGCAATTTCTTTTCCTATGGCCATTTCTATATCCCCCATTCGTACCTAAACGATTATTTATTTGTGACAAGTAAATATGATAATTTTTGCTTTAGATAACTTGTTTGTTATAAAACTCGGTATTCTCTTCTACCCAGGAAGTATGCTTTTCAATCCACTGGAAGAGAAGATGCGTTGGGATTAATACCCCTGCTTCACGGAATACAGGAAAATCAGAACGATTTAACAACTCGGAAGCTTTTGTGCGTTTGATGTGAAGGAGCTCCATTAATTCCGTTACGGTAAGGAATGGTGGCAACTCATTTTGCTTTTGTATATGTACCGTTGCCCTCTCCACTTCTTCACGAATAATTTGGCGAAAACTTTCTACATCAAAACTCAACATGTGGAACACCACCTTAAGCTAGTTTTTTAATCTTTTTTGACAAACCATCCATTTGTTCCTCTAAGGAACATTGATATGCAAAAAAAACTGTCCATTCAAATTGAAGTATGTTACCTATTTTTTTAGCAACAGGAACTGATGGAGTTTTAACTCCATTTTCAATATGTGTGTAGTAACTTCTTGCAATTGAACATGCATTTGCTACATCTTCCTGAGTTAAACCCTTGTCATTTCTGATATTCTTTAACCATTCTCTCAATTCGAAACCTCCTAACGTTCCTTTAAGGAACATCTTTAAAATGATTATATGTTACTTTTAGGAACATTTCAATACTTTTTGTATCCTTTTTGGAACTTTTTTCTTTTGTTACTTATAGAAACATTATCTATGCTTTATAATTATCTTATGTATCAATGAAATGGTGGTGAAATGATGAAAACTTTCGGACAAAGACTAAGGTATTTAAGGGAACAAAAGAAAAAACAAGACCCTAAGTGGACTCAATCTTATGTAGCTGATCAATTAGATGTTGCTAGAACTACATACACTGCATATGAAAATGACACTAAGCAACCACCATTGGATACCATAAATAAAATAGCGACTCTTTTTAATACTTCAACAGACTTCCTACACGGAAGAACTGACAAATTAAACTATGAAGAGATAGATGCTGCGCTCAAAGATCCTAAACTCGGACTTTGGTTCAAAGACATCAAAGATGCTTCTCCAGAGAAACAAGAAGAACTTCGCCAGTTTTGGGAGTTTATCAAGGTGAAAGAAAAAAATCGTAAGCCTGGAGATGAACAAAAATAATACACGCTCTTATTGCGTGTTTTTATTTATTCTACAACTGTATAAAAATTACACAGTTACATAATTTTTCAGATTAGGAGTACTAGTAAATGAACACTTTTTTCGCAATTCTATTCGTATTAGGAATTATATCCACTTTAATTTTATTAATTACCTCATTTGTGTTTCGTTTTAAAAAGAAACACAACACTAAGAAATTTTTCAAATTTACCGGCATAGCATTTATTGTCTCCTTTATTTCATTTGCGGGATTTGGGATGTCTATGACACCTGAAGACAAACAAAAAGCTAAAGAAGCTCAACAAGAAAAAGAAAAACAAAAAGAAGAAGCTAAGAAAAGGGCAGAAGAAAAAAGAAATGCTAAGGAAAAACAACAAGCTGAAGAAAAGAAATTAGATGAACAGAAAAAGCAAGAAGAAAAACAAAAGCAAGAGGAAGAAAAGAGATTAGATGAACAGAAAAAGCAAGAAGAGAAACAAAAACAAGAGGAGGAAAAGAAACTAGAAGAACAGAAAAAACAAGAAGAGAAACAAAAACGGGAAGAAGAAAACAAAATAGCAGAACAAAAGAAGCAAGCAGCGTTTTCTGCCTATACCCAAAATATTAAAGGCGGAACATTTATTAAAGACATAAAACTGACTAATAATGAAGCTGAAATTACATATTTTGATTCTTACACATCTTATAAATCTCAAAAGCCTGACTCTCCTGTAAAAGAAGACTCATATAAACAATACTTTGCAACTGGAGACGCTATTGAAAAAATGTTTGTAAGCGAACCAGCTAGGTTGCTAAGACAATTCCCTGACGTAAATGCAGTTAAAATGACCCTCCCTTACGATGGGAAAACATACAGCATAAACTTAGATCGAAAATCATTAAATAAATACATTGGTTTTAAGATTGAAAGCCTACAGCCAGAAGACCAATCTTGGCAGAAGAAGTTTAATGATTCGTATGTTTATGATAAAACAAAGCGTGAAAAATTTTTTAAGAATTTTGTTACAGTACAATAA